TTGTATTTTGTCGTTCTCGGGTTCGCCCTTTTCTTGTTTTGGATCACTTTCGGCTTGAACATTGGTGTCCTTAAATTCCTTGCAACGGGATTAGACTTCCTCATCTAGGCTCCGCAGCTCGGACAGTCATCCGGGCATTTGCAGTCCTCTTTTGATTCCGCTCCGCACACCGTGCACTTTTCTTCCTTTTCCATTTCCTTCTCCTTGATAAAACTCTCAAATGAGTTCGTTTTGAATCCCAACAGCATATTCATCATATTATTCATTAAAACCTCTCTACACGCAAATTTGAGCCAAATAAAGCTATAATATGGGTGGGGGCAGTTATTGTGTGAGTTGGGTTACAATCACAACAAAGTCGATGGGGTTCCCCCTGGAACAAACCAAGAACAAAACATAAACAAAAATAGAACATTAATTTTTATTTTAAGATCTTAATTTATTTATTTCACTTGATTTGAAGTATTTCAAAGTATTTTGGCTTGAATGCTTGATAGTTCATTAAATTTATTGGAATTAAGCCAATTTCAGAACAATTAGATCACATCTTAATATTATTTAAAAACATAGGAAACAAGCCATTTTATTTGGGCCGGACTCATCACCCCCCCAGGAAGCTGCGGAGGTCCAGGTCAAGATCTTTCCTCCATTCTTCCAACAAACAAGCAAAAAGAACAAGAAAACAGTCTTTTTTTCTTTTTTTTTACTGTTTTTAGTCAATTTTAATGAAATATAACCATATTGTGTTAGATATTTTATTAAAATAGACAGTAAACACACAAAAAATTAGCCGGCGACAGTCTGAAATACTTTGTTTTAAAGGAATTATTGTCTTTATTCATAACATAAATTGTTATAAACATTGGCTATGTTTAAGACATATTTAAAATTGTTAGGTTACATTGTATGTGCTGTACTGACTATTGTATTCTTTTACTATTTCATTTGGATTAGTTGTCTATTGATTGATAGTTGTTACTGCCAAAATTTTAATTGTATTTAATAATGTTAGATAAATTTCAAGAGCAATATCTTTTTGCTAGTGTTGAAGAATTAGAATCAGCTTTAGAATGTATTGATTATGAAATATTTTATGACGAAAATTTACCCAAAGTAATTGAACATATAAAGAAAGCTATTGCTGATATCAAAAGCATTAACCCCAAATTATTTAGTTATCCAAAACAAGCCAAATATATTAGTGGCAAGTTTGACTCTACAATTTGCGAGTTAGATGGTGAAGAATGAATTTATTTAACGAGATCAAACCTTCGAACAAGCATAACTATTATTTAAGTAATGTTCAATTACAGTTGAATGACAGTAATGTTGAAGGTTTGATTTACGCCTTGAACAATTTATGCAAGTATTCATATAAAAGACTTAAACAAATTAATTGCAACAACCCCAAAAATTTAGAAAAAAGAATATTCAACATAGTTAATTCAATAGTTGGATCACATATAAATGATTTAAAAGAATTAATAGTATTAGACAATGACAACCAATTTATAGACTTTGATGATAGTATTTACTGTGAGGATATTGAAGAATATGTACATCAAGATAACGATCATTATTATTGCGAGGATTGCGATAAAACTTATTTTAACAGTGATAATTTCATAACAGTTGATGAAAGATATGTTTGTCGAGAATGCAAGTCAAATTACAATCGTTGTGATAATTGTGATACTTGGCTTGTTGATGATGATACTTTCAATACTGACAGACACACTTATTGCGAGACTTGCTTTTCTGATAATACTTATAGTTGCGAGGAGTGTGACGCAACATTTGATAATAATGATTCTTGTAATTGTGAAGAAGAAAACCAAATTATTTACAGTTATCACAGAAAAAAAGTTGATCTATTAAACTTGAAAATTGATTGTGAAGAAAATCCGATCACTTATGGGATTGAAATTGAAACAGACATAAGAAAACATGACAAAAATTTATCAGCAACAGCAATTGGCCAAAAAGTATTGGATTTATTCAATGACAATGAAATAATATTAATGGAGGATGGTTCCATTGCCGGCTTCGAGATTGTTTCAACAAATGCGAGTTTTAACTATCATAAACAATATTTTTGGGATAGGTTTTTTGATAGCAATATTAGAGAATATTTAAAAAGTTATCATTCTTCAAATTGTGGTATTCACATACATTGTTCTAAAAAGCATTTTACAGAACAAGAGCAAGCGAAAATAGTTTGTTTTGTGAATAGTGAATACAATAATAATTTCATTGTTCAAATTGCCTCAAGATCAACAGTTTATTCTTCTTCCTATAAAAAAGATAAAACATTGGATAATTATTATTCTTCTAATAGGTTTGAGCCAATTAACTTGACTAATCCAAATACAGTTGAATACAGAATATTTAAAGGCAATTTAAAGGAAAACAGTTTTTTTAGATATTTAGAGTTTGTTGATAGTCTTAACTTATACATCAAGTCATTATCAGATAAAAAAAATAATGTTCAATATTATGTCACTTCTTTAAAATATGAAAATTACTTGAATTTTTTGTATTCTAATTTTGAAAAAAAACACTATAGCAATCTATTTTCTTGGCTAAAAATTAAAGGTTATGAAGAATATCATAATAAGATTATATTCATTAACAACAATAAATTTTCATTCAGAAGAAGGTTCAAGTCATTATGTGCTTAATCATTAAGGCAACAAACCCAAAAACAGTAAGTCAAAGTGATTTAAAAGAGTCTTACACCACCAATAGCGATGGTTTTGGAATTATGTTTGTTGATAATAACAAGATTGTTTCCGATAAGATCAAGCCAAATAATTTTGATCAAGTGAAACAGTTATTTAATAAGTATAAGAATATTAACAAGCCAATAGGCATTCATTTTAGATTCTGTACAAATGGATTAACAAACATTGAAAATGCACATCCATTCAAGATAACAAAAAATATCTATTTAATGCATAATGGGCCAAAGCTGCCAATACCAATAATTGACAATAATATGTCTGATACTCATCAATTCATTAAATATTATTTAAAGCCAATTTTATTGAATAAGCCGGCCCTGATTTATGATAGTAAATTTCAAGAAAACTTGGAAGAATTTATAGGCAATGATAAAATATTATTTTTAGATAGTGAACAGAATAAATTTGTTATCATTAACGAGCAGGAAGGCAATTACAAGAATGATAATTGGTATTCGAATACTTATTGGAAGAAAACAAATTTAATTAATTATCATAATTATTTTTCACATAATGATTATGGCAATTATAAAAACAGTTATTTGAATGAAGAAGAAGAAGAATTTGAATTTAATCAAGATCAACAATTTGATAAAATTAAGTCAATTAATTCTGTTCAAGACATTGTTGATAATAAACTTGATATTGATGATCTTGAAATATTAGTAAGAGATAAAATCGAGAACAATCAAGAAGAAGAATTAGCTCAATTTATCCACGACCTAATTTATCAAAGTTAAATTTTTTTCACATAAAACTATTAATCTGATCATTTTTTTGATATTCATTTTTTTTGTTGTAAAAAAACAACCCTAAAGATCTTTACTTCTCCAGGAATACCGGTAAAAACTCATAAGCTCCAGGAAGTTTTGAAATGCCATTTTCAATTTTCAAATCCAAAATGATTTTTTTAAAATCTCATAGGCTTCGCAAATTTTTGAAATGCCATTTTTGATTTTGGAATTGGAAATTGTTTTTAGTGAATTGTCGGTGCTTCTATCATTGGGACATGCATTAAGTGTTCCTGGCGTGTGTTGGCGTGCCATTGGCTGATGAACTTGCTGGCATCTTCTGCCGAGGAAAAGGAAATGGTTATTCCCAGGTTCGTTTCGTCAATAAAAAAAAGCGAAGTTGTGGCGGAAGATCCAAGGTCCCATTCCATTTTTTTGGAAGTCTGATCTCCGGGCATAAAAATCCTATTGTAAAGTCGAATTATACCTTATGTTCCCGTTTTGTTCAACCATTAATGTTGTATTTATGCAACAAACTTATGTAAAAGCTAGGCATAAGCCCTTTTTTTCCTCTTTTGGTCAAGAAAATCAAGAATGGAACCCAATCCATCGCTTAATTTTGACATCAAGGCACTCTTTTGACGAGTTCCGGAACCATTGGTCGGCCTTTCCTGTATTACCACTAGGTCAACAACCTCACGGCAATTCTTGGGTATCTCATTGAGGAGAATGGAGTACCATTTGTATCCATCCCTGATGGGCACATTGTTTTGATTGTAGCCTCCTGATGATTGCTTTTCCCCATAGTGCATGATAAGTTTTTGATGGGAAAACGAGGAGTAGTAAGCCCACCGCAGCTTCAGACCGGCATAGTAATATGCTGCATTAAGCTGTGGAATGGGATGCAATAAACCCCTTGCAAAAAATTCAGCAAAATAATCCTTCTCCCGGAAGGCAAACACATAGTCGTGGCCGCCCTTCCTATGGTAGTTGATCTCAACTTCCCCTAGTCTATTAGGATATTCTTTTCTTATTTGCTTGATAAGGTCCTTGACAGAACCCATTTTCTTCTTTTTCTTGTCTTTTTTCTTCAAAATAACTCCTTATTACCATCTAGCGTGTTCTTCCTTGGTAATCAACCCCTCACGCAACATAATATCTACCATGTCATCGCTGATAGTTGGTATTCTTTGTCCTTTTTTGACAAAATTAACATACCCCTTGATCCTGGCTAGCGGATCAAAATTGACGACCTTATCAACAACGCTGATTTCATCAAAGATCCTTTTTGCTAGGAAACGCTCACAAGCCTTAAAAAATTTACCCTTCTCATTGGTATTCTGCTCCTTGTACAGCTCCCACTTCTTTTTTAAATCAGCCTTTTCCTCTTTGCCGAGTTTCTTCCATTGTTTGAAAGTATCGCTTTTAATGGAGCGACCATCATTGGTCCAAAACTTCTCAAACTCCTCCGAGTATAATATTTTATTATTAATAAGTGTAGGTGTAGGTGTAAGTGTAAGTGGCGGCTTTTTGCCGACCCCTTTGCCGTCAGTTTGCTGGATCAAATTAGTAGCTTCTGCTCCCTTTTTTCCTGCAATACTGCGAATTTCGTGTAAATTTGTTACTCTTTCCCACTCATCTTGCTGTGCCTTTTGTACATAACAATTTTCATCATTTAATACAAAAAATTTTTTTAAAATCTTGTCAACCACCCTTTTTGACTTGCCGTTTCCGGACTTGCAGATCTCATAAATCTCTGATTTATCGTTGCAGAGCATGGCTTTATTCTCCCAGGCAAAGCATAATAATCTCCAATAGACACCCAACTCCTCGTTGTTAAGATTAACCGTATTGGCAATAAAGTCATTAACCCTAACCGGCATGGAAAAAATTTTATCTGTCATTTTTTACCATTTCCTGGAGTTCTTTTTCCATATTAGGCCATAAATACCCACATTCCTTGCAGATACTTAACCACCTTTCGTAAATAATCCTCTGATTTTCTGTTAATTGTGTGTAAAAAAACCGAGTAGGCTTGAATTTAAGGACTCTAGCTTGTTCCATTGAAGAAATCCTTTAGTTTAACCTGGTTTTTTGTATTGGCTATAATCTCATGGATTTCTCTTTTCTTCGGCATATTGTGGCCCTTGCACCACCGGTAAATCGTCATAGTGGTGGGATTAGAGGAAAGATTTAGCTCGTTTTTCAGCTTTTCGTAGGTGTATTTCCTTTGTAATCTATAGTTTTCCAACTGCATAACATTTTTTGATATATATGTATTGTGAAACCAAGTCAATTTCTATATAACAAAAACTGATAAAAAAAGGAAAAAATATTATGAGCAAATCAGGACGAGCTTTCTACGATCAGCAAGTCAAGAATGAGGAAACATATATGAGTAGTCCTCAAGGAATGATGGATCAGTTGGAAGAAAAATTTACGAATATTTTTAAAATCAAGCAAGCCAAGTTACAGCAGCTTGCCAAAAGACTGGAAAAGCATAAAAAATCCAGAGTATCATGGGAAGGCGAAACCCATATCATAAGTGAGGGGGAAACATGGACCAAGAAATGAAGTTGGATCTCACTCCCTTTGAAAAGTTTGACTTGCTTCCCTTGTCATTTTCAAAAGCCAGCAAGTTTTTAAATGATCCTCCTGGATGGTACATTTCCTACATTGAAAAAATTAAATTAGGAAGTGCTCCCATGACGAGGGGAACATGTGCAGAGCACGGTGTGTTCCGCATGTTTGAAGGCCTAGACAGGCTGAAAGCCATAAAAGAATCCATTGAATTATTTGACGAGGGAGTAAAGGACCTTGTTGATGATCCTAAAGTGGAAGTGGAAAGGGAAAAAATTCCTCACTTTATTCAAGGGTTTTACAATGCAATTAAAGAATATGAAATGGTGGACTACCAGGAAGAACAGAACTTCAAAGTTTGTGGTATTCCCATCATTGGCTATACCGATTTTGGATTGAAGGGCAAGGACATGGAGTTTAAGCTGGACTTAAAGAGTTCCGGCAGGATGCCTAAAAAACTATCCCATTCCATTGAGCTGCAACAATCCTTGTATGCGTTTGCAACCAATCAGATTACAAAAGTTTTGTACTGTGTTGTTAACAGAGATAAAAAAAGTGAAACCAAATGGTTTGACATTACGCAGCAAGACGCATCCAAAAAATTATTCGTAGATATAATTGTATCTATGCACCGCTTCTTATCTCGTTGTGAAAGCAAAGATGATATAAGAAAAGAGATCGTACCCAATCTCGATTATTGGCTTTGGGATTACGATCCTCGTTTAACCAAAATCCGAAAAAAAATATGGGGGTATTAATATGGTTACAATGAAAGAGGCTTTGGCCAATGTGGATCGCAACAAGTGCAATTCATTTCAACAAGAATTTTATGATGACAAGATGGACAAGGACTGGAATGTTAGTCCCAAGCAAATGACCGCCATCATCAATAAAATGCCTAAACTCGATGGCCAGGAAGCTGTGGCTCCTGCTGTTGAGGAAAAAGTTCCTGACAATGCTACGGAGTTTAACCATGGCAACAACATTTCAGGACTTCGAAGATATATGGACTTGGTGAATACCGGGTTTGGAGAGATAGACAATTATGAACATCTTTCCGCACTTGACCAGGAAAATAAAAGAGCCATCTGCGTAGGAGCTGCCATTCAGCAAATGCGAGAGGATTATTTTAACAGAAGAAATGGTGGCTAGGCGTGAAAAAATATCGAACAAAGGGTTCTCGAGTTGAGAGGGAATTCAAGAAAATGTTTGATAGCTGGGGTTTTAATTGTTTTAAAACCCCCTTAAGTGGTGCAACAGGGATTCCCGGTCTAACCGGGGATCTCGTTGTAAGAGATCCTAAAACCTATGAAACTCTCCTTAAAGTCGAAGTCAAGGCAAGAAAAAATCCACCCAAGGTCATTATGAGCTGGCTCAAGAATAATGAGTTGCTGATTATAAAGGGCGACTACATTAAGACGGAAGAAGCTGTAGCGATTATGCCCATGAGCACATTAAAATTTTTTATGAATAAATTTTTAGAGGAAGAAGAATGAGAAAGGGCACACCAAAGGAAAAACCAACCCATAAGGGAAAAAAGTTAAACCATATCAAGTGCATGAATTATGATGTATGCAATACCATCGTTCGCAGCGAGGGACCACATCACCGGCTTTGTGATATTTGCCGGAAAAAAGGTGGTCAAACCGCTCATCATATTGGTTGGTGATGTATGAATTTTATTACTGTTCTCTGTGCAACTCTGTCCCTGATGTGTTCGGGTGTTTTTAATTGGGACTTTGACTATGATAATCGCAAAGAGTTTATCCAGGGAATTAAGGATTGCATGATTGCCTATAATAGCATCCTACCAGAATTTGAACGCATACCCATAGAATTGGTATTGGTCCAAGCCCTGCATGAATCCGGATCTCAAGGAAATTCCAGGTTTGCCAAGGAAGGTAAAAACTTCTTCGGCATCAAGGCAATACACGGGGAAGATCATATTGTTTCCCTTGCCAATGCAAGCGTTAAGGTCAGACGCTTCACAAGAGGGTGCGATAGTGTTATAGTTTACACCGATTTATTAAATGAAAGTTATCATTATGAGGATTTTCGGGAGGAACGATTACACCAATACTTTGTGGATGAAATTAATATTGAAAAACTTATTGAAACTCTCTCCGTGTATGCAGAGGATGAAAAATATATTGAGAAACTCAAAAATATGGCATATAGCCTGCGAAAAGAAGGAGTAATTGTCAATGAACATTAAAAATTACCGGCCAATAAAGGAAGTGCTCGAGGAAAAGGTCGAGGCAGCTCTCTTGGAATTGGATAACATTGAAAATGTCGTACAAGCTCGGGTGAACAAGGAAATTGTAAAGGAGTACAAATCACGCAAACTTTCTGAATTGGAACTCAAGGAAGAACAGCGAGGCATTACTCAATCGAGCAAGCAGACACGCAACGCCAGGGCTTCCAAAAATTGGGAAGAATATCTTGTGGATCTAGAAAAGATTATGATCGAGGATGCTACCCACTTGGTGAAAAGGGAAAATGCCCTTACATGTATCTCTGCCTGGCAGACGGCTACCAAGGAAGAAAAGATAAAAGTATGATGTGGTTTGAAATTATTCAGATTGTCTTATTGGTAATAATTATATTCCTGTTATGGGGGATTGGAGAGAAGATATATAAATGACAAAACCTATATTACAGATTGAAGAACTAGCGGAAGGTGGGGAAAACCCAAAGACTAAAGTGCAAGAGAAACCTGCGTGGGGAATAAAATTCTTTGACGGAGAGGAGAAGATGATGTTCAAATATAAGATGATAGAGTATCTCTCAATGGCATACAGAAAATCTGTCGGTCATTTTGAAAAAAGAACCGTTGTTACAACAAGTGGAAATTCCATTGTTGTTTGGTTGATCGTTTTTCAAGATGGTCGAAGTGGTGATCTTCTGCCGTCAAAAGATTTTTGCACCAAACTATCTGATGGACATATGCAAAGAAACCAGGAAGATGTAAAACAATTCCAAGCTCCAGAATCCCCTATCTTTACGGAATCCATTACCTCTCCAGAGGATAGAATAAAGGTAGATCAATTCAGGGATCAAGTGAAGGAAGAAGAATACAAAGAAGTAAGAAGAAAGGCTGCTGAACCGCACCCTAATGCAACAGGGTATACAGATAAACATTAATGGCTCATAAATTATTTGTATATGGGACCTTGAAAAAGGGTCATCGCTTGAATTTCCTTTTGCAAAAGGGAAAGTTCATGGGGAAATATGAAACAGTTGATTCCGACTTTCGCATGGAAAATTATTTTGATGCCTTTCCGGTTGTATACCGAGATCCCGAGGGAAAAAAGATAAAAGGCGAGCTATATGAAATACCCACGGCAGTTTATGAGCAAGTTCTGGCCATGGAAAAAGGTGCCGGCTATGACATTATCATGATTCAAATACAAGAGATGGATGATAAATCAACCGAGCAAGCCATTATGTTTATCTATCCCTCGACACAATCCATTTCTCCTGGGAAACAACCTCTCGTCAAGGACGAAGGCTGCACAATGGAATGGGTGAGGGTGTCTTGATAACCTTGGATGTCAAGGACAGCACCATTAAGTATTGCCATAAAATTTTAGAGAAGGTTAACCTAGGAACCAGGGGAAACCACACCGATGGAACTCCACAACAGCAGCTCACCGGATTGGTTGGGGAAATATCCCTTCTTAAGTATCTGGAAAAGCCCATGCCTGTTTTCAAGGAATCCTATGTAGGATATGATGTAGTTTTGAATGATTCTAAACTTGACATCAAGACCATGGGACGCACCGTTCCTATGCAATCTCATTTTGTTCACAATCTCCTGGCTTTGCAGAAAAACAACAAAAGTGATGGATATATCTTTTGCAGCTTCAATATGAGGGACAGCCAGTTGGATGTTTGCGGTTATATATTCAAGGATGATTTTTTTAAGAAATCTACCTTGTTTAAAAAAGGACAGATGAGAACTAGGGATAATGGAACAAAATTTAAAATTTTTTCAGATCTTTATGAGATAAAGAATGAGGACATTAAGGAAGTTAGTTCCAGAAAACAAATTTTGGGCATAAAAAAAAGGGGATTGGATCGGTGAGAACGAGGGACCTATACGGCCCCCGTTTAATTTTATTTAATCTCTATTGTTCTGGCTTTTTTACTGTCAGGAACAATATGCTCCAAAGAAATCTTGAGAAGCCCGTCTTTCAACTCGGCATCCTTGACTTCAATGTCATCCGCAATCGTGAAAGATTTGGAGAAATATTTTTTAGATATTCCCTGATGAATTAAATCATCACTGTCTTTCTTCTCCTCCTTCACGGATTTAATGGTAAGCTGTCCATTGGAAAACTTCACCTCAATATTTTTCTTGTTGTAGCCAGCAAGGGCCATCTCAATATTGTAGGTGTAGTCCCCCGTCTTGCAAATATTGTAATGGGGGTAGGTGGACATTGACCAGTCATCCTCAAACATTTTCTCGAAATGATTGAAGGCTGCATCGAAACCGATGGATCGAGGTCGCAGTTGGTTAAATATGGAAATTGCTTTATTCATTGTAACTCCTTTCAAAGCAAGTTCATTTCCCAATACCCATAATGGCATATTGGCAAAATGGCATAAAAAAAAGGGGAAGCAGATGTTACTCCACTTCCCCTTATCTATTTCTTATCAATGTTTTCTTGTAAAATTTTTAGAAACCATGAGTTATCTTTTATAACTGTCAGTAATCCGTTTGTTATTGAGTTCACTACTATCTCCTCATTTGAATCTTTAGACAAAATATTCCCCTCTTGTGTCAAGCTCATTTCGTAAGCTACTGCATGTATAACTTCATGGAGTAGTGTGTTCGCAAAATCTTGCGGTGTTAAGTCCTGTTGTATTTCAATCTTGTTTGCTCGTTGATGGTATTCACCGTAACTATCCGTCTGCTTGGCAAAGTCTGATCGAATAAACTCAATAGTAATATCTTTATATCCAACCTTGATTTTTGTTGGACATTTAATCATGTTTTCTTTTTCTTCTTTTTCTTCTTGTAGGGACCGTAATCCTTTGTCCATTTTTTAGCGATCTTTGGATGGTTGGCCCACATATATTTTTCCTGTGCTTTAGATGTGAATGACATTATAAATTATGCCGCTCCCCCTGATGTCATTTTATAAATGACGAATAAAACAACCAGAGTAACAATTCCTGCTTTAATCCAGTCTTTCATCTTCCAATCGGACCACTCTTTCAAGTGTGCCCATAAATCTTTAAGTAAGTTCATATAACCTCCTTATTTTTTAAAAAATTTACTTGCTCCTTTAATTCCAAACGATGCTGATACAATTACTCCTAAAGTGTATTTATACCAGTCAGGAGTTTGCGATAATGCTGCAAATCCTCTTTCAACATACTCTACTGTAAAGGGCAAAAAGCAAAGTAGCAAAGGTATCGAAAACAAAATTGTTAAATATTCATCTTTCCAGGAAGATTCAGCTTGTTTAATTGCTTGAATATCCCACTCAACTTCTCCCGAAATTTGCTTATTTAATAATTCAGTTTCAGCTTTTATTTTAGTTAACTTTTGTTCTGCTTTAGCTTTTTTACTGGCGACCACCCCTTTAACGACATCAGATGCCACCCCAAGAAGGGGTTTAATTAGAAAGTTCAACATTTCTCATAATCTCCGCTAATTCTCTTGCTCTGTTTGGTACTTGTCTGGCCCATTTACTGTCCAGCATTTCCTTTGACGCTTCAGGATAGTTCTTATCTTCCAGGGCAACCAGCATTTTTTTAAAACGGCTGGCTCTTGGTCCTCCCAAATTAAAACATAAATTTATTAGGCAGGAAAAAGCATCTTGATGAATACTGTCCTCAACGATGAGCTTGCGAGCATCATTCAGGGCAATATTAAAATCGTAGTCAAAGGTCTGGTCAAGAACCTTGCGTGGATACACTTTACTGTCGCTCCACTTTTCATTGTCCAGGCATAGATGACCATAGCCAACTGTTCGGTTGCCGAGATGGTCACGGTAGACCTTATCCCGATAGCCTTCATGCGTTTTTATGCTGTCTTTAATATTTTCGTAGTTCAATCTGGGTCTGTTCCTTCCCATTTATCAAAATCATAGTTCCCACCACCACCGCCAAGGTCCTTTACTATATCTATATGCTGTTCGACCTTTGCACCAACCAAACTCTTAACCTTTTCAAGATACACCGCTAAATCGAGGGCTTCCTCGATTGCTGAATCTATCCAATCATTTAAACTTTTCTTGGAAGATTTCATGGTATTCCCGTACTTAATAATTCCTATTTCAGATCGTCTAGCCATTTTATCAATGACCTTTTGAACGATAGGGTCTTTGGTTTTTGTTTTCATATCTTGCCAACCCATCGTCCCTTGTCATTCAGCAGCATGCTGTATAACCGTGGTGATGAATCAATGATGGCAGCACATCCCAAAATGGGACGCTTGAGAAAATTCTTTTGGTAGCGAAAGGCATCAGCCTTCGGATTAATCAGACAGCCAACATTCATCGCAAAGTTTAATGCTGTCGGACTGCTCCAGAACTGGATGCTTAATCCAAGTGTATGATAATGGCCCTGCACAAAACTGCACCCTAGTTCCTTTGAACTTGATAGGGCATTTTGCTTGAAGTTATGGGTGAAATATACTGACTGTCCGTTTGGCATCGTCAGGATGATCTTATCATGCCAGGTCCACTTCGCCTTGACTTCGAGAATGGAATTAATGTTCCTAATCATGGAGCGAGGGATGCCCACCAACTCTGCCTTGCGTAATAATCGCAGGTCATGGTTCCCCCAGCATATCTGCATCTTGGGAAATAACTTCTCTAAAGTCTTAATTTCTTTTTTTGCTTTTTCCAGTTCGAATACTGGTGAATCTATATTGGGATCAGATGGTCTGGAAACTTGAACGCTTCCAAAATCTAAAATATCACCTATTGATATTACATGGTCGGGCTTGACATCCTTCTTGACCTTCTCCAAAAACTCAAAGGCTTGAGGATGCTGAAAGGGCAAGTGAATATCTGAAATTATCAGAATGTTTTTCACTCTCATGTCTTTACTAAATGAAATCGTTTTTTGTCAACCATTATTAGGGGTCCAATCATACAGCCCACATGCTTAAACCTCTTGTACGCTTAAATATGAAGGTTTTTTTTTGGCTCTATCCTGCCATTACGCTGTAAACAGCCCGTAACAGCAATCCGAGGATCATAAAGGAAATCGTCCAAACAATTTTAAAAATCGTATCAATTTTTCCACTTATGTGATGAACATGGTTATCCAATTTCTGATTAATGAGCTTAAGTTCCCCGCCTATGCGGATAATATCTTTCTCATTCTCCGATATTTTTTCTTCGGCCATCTTATACCCCTATATTATTTTTCTTATCGAGTTGGCTTTGAAACGCCTTAAACTCAATGCAGTAAGTGTCTATATAAACGGTTCTCCCTAATTTTATTTCGAGATCAGCAATTTGATTTTCTGTAATTATTCTTTTTTCTTCACATTCCTCTTGAGTAGTAAACCCTCCAAAACCCTTGTAGTGAATGGCTGGGGTGTTTGGATAGGACATGAGTGCCATGAGAAACCATACCTTAATCATCTACCTTTTTAATGTTAATTGCGTTTTCCTTTTCGTTGTGTGATCCGATGTCGAAGGAAATTTCCTGTCCGACTTCCAATGTGCTGATGTTAGCTGCTTCCAGAGCGGACACATGAAGGAAAACATCCTTGCCACTCTCTTGATTTTCTATGAATCCATATCCCTTTTTGGGATTGAACCACTTAATTTTACCTGTTGTCATGTATTAATCTTCTATTATCCTTATAATATGTTTTTTGTTATCCTCCACCCAGATTTCGGTTTCCGCTTTCACGGGCCGACATTCCAGACGAGGGCCGTCAACACCAGAGCTTCTCTCTGATATTCTTTTTGCCTTCAGACAATCTCCAAGATTGTCATACGGGACATGTTCCTTTAAATCTATTCCGATGAACATAAGTAATGCTATGATTGTTTCAACCACCGTTAGCCTCACGCAACTTGTCTTTTAATTTTTCTATATTTCCACGAGCTTCTAACATATCTTCTTGAAGTCTTTTGATGTTAACCGCATTGTGCATCATAGATTCAACTTGTGCCTGCAATTTAATTATCATGCCATCTTGGTATTCCAGCAACATGAATTGTTCACTATCGGCAGGCAAGGAACCTAAATCTCCACGAGGCCATTTTATTCTAAATTCTGTGTTCTTGATGAGGTCGGCCTCCATGAGCGTACTTCTCGTCTCAACATTGTTAATCCTTTCTTGTATTCCGAAATAGGCCCAAACTCCAACTCCGACTGCTGTGAGTATTGATAGCAGATTACGCATAGGCATAGAAATAGCAGTCTTATCACTTACATCCATCCTGTCAGCCATTACAGTCCTGCTGTATTAACGATGATTCCACCTATGATCCAAATGGCATATACTAGTAGTACCGTTTCCATCAGTTACTCTGCTGTATAATGGAGCCACCTTTTTTATTTTTCTTCTTTCCCAGTTGCTTGATGCTTTTTTCCAAGACATCAATCTTTCCCTTGACACTCTCTAT